TTCTGGATTATGTCTTTCCATTCTCTGAGCTACAAGCTCTTCAAATGACAAGTTGGACACTGATTCGATAGCTTCAGCGGTAGCTTCTGGATTACTCATAATGGAACGCCATTTACGCTCGGCGGTGCGATTCGGGGGAAACTTACCACAAGCCGACAAATTATGTCAAGCGTTTGTTTTAATTTCTCCAGATGCCCCGAAAAAGGAACATCCGCAGAGGGATTTCCCCTGCGGATGCCTGAACAAAATAAGCTGAAACAATACAGCGAGGGAAATTAAACACATTCCCGAAGCTGTGTCAACCATGTTTTTTCAGAATCGAAATCAATTCATCAAGCGTCGAAATGCTTCCAACAATCTTCATCACGTCATTTTGCTCTGCGCATTGACGAAGATCACCGAAGAATCTTTCGCGCTCGTCTTTCAGGAATTGGACAATCGCCTTGAACTCATCGCGATCCGCAAGAGCTTCGACGGCTTCCTGAATGGTTGGTTGTGGGATAGGAGTCATAAGTTGATTTGCTTTTATTTTAGCAACAATGGTCAGTAGATTGACTTAAGGAAAAATAATTGATTGCTTGAATGACGACATCATGGACTGATTCTCCATTAAATACGTTGTCTCCATCAACTTCTCCTAATGGCACTTGAGATGAATTGCCGACATGTAAGACCCATTTTGATTTTGGATCACGCGACCAACGATAAAGCATTATCTCTTCATCGAATCCAACTAATTCCATTAGATCATTTATCCATTCGTCAGTCGTTTTCGTTGCCATATTTTGCTTTGGTTTGCTTGTTAGTTCTTGGGTAGAATAACAACCATTGCGGATCAAGCAATTACAAACTGAAAAATCTTTGTCATGTTATTTCATTTTCTTGCGTTTAGCTTGCTTGGAATCTCCGCCCATCTTGATTTCGATTTCGACGTATTTCCCTTTTTTACCTTTGCCGTATTCCTTGCCGTGCTTGCAGCTGGTTGCTTTTCCTTTTTTCATAGATTATTTCATGGACTTGTTTCCTCGGCACTTCCATTTGCGACGAGAAAGATTGTTGGGCGAGTTTGGGTCTTTGCGCCAATCGCCTTTGATTGCATTGGAGCGAGCGCAATAAGCATCGCCCTTGGCTGTGCCTGGACGAATGCGATCACCGCCATCCGCAGCTTTGCCAGCTTGTCCATACTTGATCGTGCGGGTGCGCCCAGTTTTGGGGTTCTTGACTACTTTCGTAAATCGCTTTTTCATTGCTCCATTCCTTGCGTTGTCACGCCGCCCATTTGAGCGGGTGCTGTTCCGATGCGTCCAATTTCTGCGTTCTGCGCTTGCTGAAGTTGAAATTGGTACTGAGCGAGATATTTCTGCAAGCGAGTCGCAAAGGCTTCGTCCTGCTGCGCTCTCGCGGCAACATCAGGCTGCTGAACGTAGGCTTGCACCATCTGCAAGGCAATCTGTGCGCCGTTTGGTTGGGCAGGAACTTCGATGCCAGAGAAGATTTTTGCAAGGTCGTCTGTGACGTTCTTGGCGACTTTCTCTTGCGCTTCCTCGGCAGGTTGCAGGACGTAGTCGGCAAAGATCGGATTGATCGACGATGCTGCAAATTCAAGCAGTTTGTTGACATCGAGGATGCCGTTGCGGTCAAGTTGCACAAGTGACACCATGTTCTTCAGCTGCGTCTCTGCCGTATCAGGGTCATTCGACAAGGAATCAAATGATACCATGATGGAGTAGTTCTCATCAGGACTGCCTTTTGTCATCACTTGCGGATTGGGATTGCCAGTAACTTGGAAGAATACTTCATCAGGTCCCATGCGCTGAAACAGCTTCCATGCCATTGTCAACACGTCTTTCACATGGTCAAGGAACTTGCCAATGTAGAATTGTTGGCGAGCGGTAGAAAGTGGGTTGTTGAGATCCAGCCCGATTGCTCGGTCAGCTTGCGCACGCATGGACATTTCACTTTCAACGGAACCATCATCTCGTGGCGGGATTGGTCCGAAGGCAATTTCACCAAGGCGACGATATGGAACTCGGCGACCAGGACCCCAGTCCGATGGCGGACGACCAGCAGGGTGCATAATCGGTGGGAGCGTAGCAAGTGAGGCACGGTCAATGCGGCTGTCGCGCTCTGTCTTAATCTGCATCTGAGGACCGCGCAGAATGTCAGAGAATGTTTGCACCTCATACATGCGCTTCTGGTCATTCGACAAACGAGTTACCACAAATGGGTAATCATCGTATCCATTGAGAAGCTCATGCTTTGCGTAACCATCTGTCTGTGGATGGAACACAGTGCAGTAAATGCCCTCGGAGCCATCCTCTTCATCAATTAGGCGTTGGTAGGCGTAAACCACCATGACAAGGTCGTTGTCGTCGGTGATCGGCAAGCGCGTCTGCGTCTTGACTTTCTCGCCGTCAAGATACATTGAGTCTTTTCCGCGCAGGGTTTCGATTGCATTGTCCACCCACTTGCGATCCCAGCCTTCGTTTGTTACCTTCTTCTCCAGCTCTTGCGCTGTAAAGAATGTTCGCCAGAACATGTATGGTGCGCGTTGCGGGTCGGAAATGTAGGGAGGAAATAAAACCTCTCCATCGGGAGCGCACGCTTGAACCACTGGGCAATCGACTGTTTGGCGCGATAGTGGAATTTCAGCAATGCCCATCTTGCGCAGGTCTTTGAGTGCTTTCTTGGAGCGTTTCGTAGAAAGATCAGGAAATGACTGCTGAAGCATTTCGATGAGCATGTCATCATCTTGCTCGCTGAGAATCATCTCAACAAGGTCAGGCGATGCTTGCTGAATGTCTTGCAAGCTCACGCTTTGAAGATAAGTGCGCTTCTCACGATTCCAACCTACGTAGGTAATCATGATGCCTTTCTCCATGAGGTAGTTGCCTCCAAGTTCCATTTGACGTTTGAAGTCAGGAATGTATGACGAGCGCATCCATTTCAGGAATCCTGATACGATAGCAGCCTTAGGCATTGCAGCCATGGAAGTAGGAAACGCCTTGATATGCGAGCGAGACAGAGCTTGGTCAAAGAGCGCAACATACATGTCAATGCGCTCACCGACTACATTCACCTCTTGGTCGGATGCTCCTTCCCATGGGAAAGCATTTGCGCCATGCTTGCGAAGGTCGTCTGATTTGCCATCCCAGATATTGCGACGATCATTGTAGGAACGCAGGCATGATTCAAAGTAGTAATCCAAATCTACAAGGCATGTGTCATAGGCATTAGACAACGCTCCAATATCGGGTTTCTTATCGAGGTAGATAAGGGACTCATCTTCTATTTCTTGAACGTCATTCATGCTATGTATTGGTAATAATCTCCAAGGTCGGAATTGACGAGAATAACACTAACTTCCTTTCCAAGCAAGCGTTTTGATATTTGAGCAGGACATTTCACATCAACGCTGAACCCGTCGATGCGACCCTTCACCCATGTGGGATTGTTACAAGTGCCGACAATGAACGCTTTCAGCGGAGCTTGTGGCATTTCTTCAACAATGTCTACGACAACCTTGGGAGGTCGCCCACGCTTTTTTGCTTCTTTCTTTGCATTCATATTAGTAGCCTCCGCCTCCTTGGGTTGTAACAAAATTTGCCGAATTGTCAACATGATCTATGCCAGCAATCGCGGCATAGCGCAAAACGTCGATCACATCCTTCCATGCTTCTTTTAATCCGCCTTCTCCTGTGTATTCTGATAAGCCTTGGATGATATTCTCGCAGTCAGAGCTGACGTAGAATTGTGGTCGGTTGACAGAATCAAGCGGCTTAGTTGTATCCCATGCCATTTTTCCGATAAGAGCTTGCAATCCATCATCAATATCAAGACCTGGAGCTGGGATGCAAACCATGCCAGCATCGCTTAAATCTTCAATAATCGACGAGGAACCATCTTGCACTTGATACTTGGCAGAACCTAGGCGAGGGTCAATGAGTCTTTCAAAGATTTCCTCTTCACCTTCAAGTTCTTCGATAAGTTCAACGTAGTCTCGAATGCCGTAGCCTTGCCCTTTTGCGCCTTCTCCAGGCATCCATTTACCGCCACGCCACTCTGCCCAGTCGCCAACGTCAACTCCAGGCCATTCACGATACACCCAGAATGTGCCAGTTTCATCCACCGCAATCCAGCACATGAACCAGTTCTTTGATCCTGCGGGGTCAATAACATGATACCTTGTGACGTTTGTCTTGGGAATCTTGTCAGGCGACACCACGTTGACCACCTTGTTGAATTTCGGAAACTTGGTTGCGTGCGACTTCATTGGCACGCCGTATGCACGAATCAGGATTTCCTCTCTGGCTCGCCCTTTAAGTGTTTCCTTGATTCGATCATAGCCACCGAAAGGATTGTCCTGCGAGTGGAAGTAGTGGATCGAGGCGTTGAGTTTCTTCGATCTCTGAACGTAGGGAACAAGCTCGCCATTGAGAAGCTCGGCAGGTCTGCTTTCGATTGTTGTCGCGCCGTCGAGATACTCTTTGATGACTTCCGTCCAGCCGTCAATCGGGGTGAACGTGACAAGCATCTTCGAGTTTCGCGTGGCAAGACGGAAACGAAGCGTGTTGATAAGCTCGGGACCTAGAAGATACTCGTCCAACCATACGCCAATGTTATACCATGTTGGGCTGCGCGAGCCAAGCTCCGCGCCTTCTAGGATCGTTGGGTTATTCTGATACTGCGAATATGTCTTAAAGATGATCTGCGAGCCGTTTGGTAGAATCAGCGACGAATCGGTAAATCCTGTTTTCTTCTTGTAGGAGATGTAGGCATTTGCGCTTGTGTATTTCGTCTTGAATCGCTCGGGGAGCCATGCCCATACCGCGCTTTGTTGCTGACGGATGGATACTTCAGACGTTTGGGCGAAGCAGAAGATTTCAGAATTGGGGTTTTCGACAGCAGCACGCACCACCGTAAACGCGCCGAACTGTGTCTTGCCGCTGCGGTTGCCACCTAGGGCAAGGATTTCATTCACCTCTTCAAGCTGTGTCTCCGCTTTTGTCCAGTGAGGTAAGCGAAAGCCGTATTCGTATGGGTCTTTCTCTGCGTTCTCAATCGCTTCGTGATACACGCGATGGATTTGAAGCACCTCTTCAGGTGTCATCTGTGCCAATTCCTCATCCGTGGGAGGCTTGAGAATCTGATGTTGTCTCCAAATCATACGATTTCTGCGTCAACTACTTTCCCCTTGGCAATGCGCGACCTTGCTTCATTGATGAGTTTTGCGGCATCATCGAGGCTTGGTCCTTTCCGATGCTCAACAACAGTGGTTGCCATGCCCGTAAGCTGCGCCGCCTTGTCTGTCAAAATACCGACAGTGATTGCCAACTTCTCAGGGGAGATTTTAGCAAGGCTTTCGGAATCTTCAAATAACTGATTGGCACGCTCGAAAAGCAAGTCTGTGTATTCCTGCGCTGCGATAGCATACCGCATCGAGAACTCCTTGCGCTTTGTCTCCAGTGTGTCACTGTGTCGCCATTCCAATGCGCGGATAAGATCGCGGCTGATTCCCGTCTTTCTGGAAATTTCTGCAATCTTTGCGCCTTGGGATAGGAGAAACAATGCCAATGCCGCTTTGTTCGGGGCGTAGTGTTCAATGCTGTTGCGAGGAAGCGACTTCGCACGCTCACGCACTTCAAGGAACCACTCGCTCTTGTCAGGGCGGTCGTCGTAGTAATTCTCTTTCAGCTTTTTGAGTTGTTCTTCGCTCATAATTTCTGTTCATTTGAACAAGCACATTACTTAGCGTTTGCTCTCTGCCTTAATTTAATGGCTTGGACATCAGTCGGAGTCAATACTTTTTTCTTCACAAGCCTTCTAATCGCGGCATCAGGATTGCTACTTGCTTCGATTTCAGGAAATACGCGATCAACTTTTTCAATCGTTGGAAGTCCAGCAAGCAATGATTCTCTTGGAGAAAGAACAATGCCGTCAGTTCTTCTTTGCTCTTTGTAGGCTGACAAAATCCTCTTGCCAACAATAGGGTCTTTTTTGATGTAAGCTCTAATATTCCTTTCAGTCTCGGCATTTGTATTGCCAGTTACCTCATCAAGCATTTCCGATGTTGTTTTCTTGCGTGTAGGATCAAACGGAACATTCTTGCCCTCCAGTATGTTGAGCATATCGGAGCTAGAGAACTTTGCTTTCTTGAGGACTGGAATGATTGTGTCATCCGTTTCACCAAGAGTACGCAAATTCTGAACATGTCGAATCATCATGTCCATATTGGCAGCATAGTTTTTTTGCTCGTCGGCAACAAATGCTTGATATTCCTCTGGTGAAATTTTGCCAGAATCTAGTTGGTATTGCTTTCCAGAAAGAGTAGACTTGATGTTATTGACAGCTTCGTTGATTTGATTTGCTTTGATTCCAAATCCTTCAGCGACAGTTCTCTTGTCAAACCTGACACCAGATTGTCGAATCAACCTGTCTGACAATGGCTTGTCTTTCTGCTGAAGCGCGGTAACCGTTGCTGGGGTAAACTCTTTCGCAAGATTTGCAACTCGGTCTTTTGTTTGCCCAAGCATTGTTGGATCATTGGAAATGCGCTTGCCAGTTTCTAAGTCTCTGCCGAAAGCAAGAGTGTAAAGCTCACGACCAGCAAATGTTCCCTCACCTACAAGCTCAGTATTTAGCAATTTGAGAATGTTCTCCGTGCTTTCTTCTGCATTTTTTCCACGCAAAATCGACATCACAGGATTTGAAACAATCGTATGAGGAAGGTAGTATGATGCGTTTATTGACGTGAACGTCCCATCTTTGTTTTTCTTAATGAAAAGAGGCTTATCTCTCTCATATTCAGGAACAACTGTCTCACGATACGCGCGTTCTTGCTCCTCTGTAAGAGATTGTCTGTTGAACTGATTCAGCCCATAGCTTGCAGCGGCGTAAGCTGTCACCATTGCTCCAAGTCTATTTGCCGCTTCTTTTCTAAGGGCGTCTTGATCGACAGGAATATCCTTGAACTCATCTCCTAACTTTGCGACAAAAGTGCCATCTCGCATTGCCTTGATTAGCTTTGCTTGCTCGATCTGGCTTCTTGCGGCTTCAAGAGTGTAGTTCACAAACTGAGGCATCAATCCTTTTCTGGAAAGCATTTTTACCTCTGGACTAAGCGACTCGTAGTTTGGATACGTCTTAGTAGTCCACCGCGCCGCCATGTCTTTAACTTGCTCTTCTGTTGCAGTCGGCATGATCTTCTTCAAAACATCAATGTTGTTTTCGTAATGGACGTTTCTTAGAAGATTGTCAGGAATGCTGTAAATACGACCTGGAACATCAGCAACTTTTTGGAAAGCTCGTCCAACATGCTTGCCTTGCATACCAGCTTTCATGTCTTCGTAGTCAACATTGCCAGTAATCATGCTGCGCCTTCTGCGATCTTCAAACTCTTGCAATGTTAGTGGTGGTGCTTGGTTTGCAACTTGCCTAAGGAACGGCATGTCTCCTAGCTTTGTTCCGCTAAGGGTTCCAAGCGATGCTCTTGTTGCTGCGCCAAGTCCTTTCAAGGGATTCATCCCTGCACTAAGAACAATAGCAATGTTGCTTGGAAACTGAATCAGGTATGATGGGATGTTTCCAAGAACTTTCGTTGCTTTCAATCCAGATACGGCGAATTCATAAACGTCATTCATGACTCTGACAGCGGCAGAGTTTGAAGCCTCATCAGCTTTGCCAGCGTAGATTTTATTCAAGGCAGTTTGCACATTTGGATCGACGTAAATTTCTTCACTGTCAACCATTGCCTTTCCACGCTTGAGATTCAAAGGCTGTAATCCTTGTGCGAAATTAGGGTCTGATGCTTTTACTGCCGCGCCAGAGTCAAGAAGCAAGCGAGAGATTTTTGCGTCCGACTCACTGTATTCATTGATTCTATTAAGAACAGACATGGTGGTGCTAACGCGCCTTCCAGGTTCTTTGATAAATCCAAGGTAATCCTCCAGCTCTTTTGATACGTCTTTGCGTTGCTTGAAAACTTTTGCAGTTCCAGGCCCGAGCATGAATGCTTCAAACTCCGTTGGATTGCCTTTCATTTTCATTTGCAATTCAGCAAGATACTTGTTCGCTTCATCTTCGCTGATCTTGTCAGGCCCAGTAGTCAGACTTTTCTTGAGCGCGTCATACTTCTCCTTGGATGGAGTGTAGTTTGGATTTTCAAAAAACTCGTAAGACCTACGCAAGTAATCACCCCTGTTAAGGCTTTCAGCAATAACATCAGCTTGCGCATCTGTAAGTGGACTTTCGCCACTGTTGTGAAGGTCAAGCATTCGTTGTTGCTCTGCTCGAATCTTGCTTCTCCCGAAAGATAGCTTTTCTAAAAGATCAGGAGGCAAATTTGGCACATCTTCTCCATCAAGATATTTGATTGCATCATCACGATACTGAGGGTTCGCTTCAAGGTATGAGTCGATTTGCTTGCCAATGTTCATTGCAGTTCCTTCAACTGCTTCCGCACCAGCCTTGGCTCTTTTTGCGACATTGGTGATTTCTTCTCCGACAACGCGAGAAGGTGCAAAAGATGCTTTTGCTTTGCCCATTGCGTTCCTAATGTATTCTGTAACATCTTTTACATTGGCAGGATTAGCTCTGTATTCCTGAGGAGTTACGCCAGCGGTAAGATGATTGACTAGCTCGATAGTCGATCTGTCACCTGTTGCAATCAGGTCATTGATTTCAGAAGGAGTCTTGTTTCTGATCTTCAAGATTCCTTTTCTGATTGCTTTTTCACCCGCTCCAAGTCCAGCTCCTAAAGCCATTGATGCCCCAGTTTTTTTTAGGTAATCATCAAGCGTGTATTCTTTTTTGTCCTGCGCTTCTTCGACTGCCATGTAAGCAGGGGTAGCCGCTGCGCCTGTTGCAATTCCTGCAAGGATAGGTTTTTTGGCTACGCGACCGCTTATTTCAGCCAAGGCTGTTCCAGACTTTCCAATCTTGCTTGCTGGAATCAAGTTCAAAAGCGTGTCAATTGTCGCTCTTCCGTAGTCAATGCTGTCAGCTCCTTCAATTTTTTGAGCAAGAACAGATCCAGTCCAGCCGCCACCAAGTGCTCCGGCAACATATCCAATAGCAGATGCTGCTGGAACTGTAAGAGGAGCAACTGGCCCACCAAGTGTTCCTAGATATGCCCCACCTGCTGCGCCTGCATATTTCGCTCCTTCTGCTACGGCAATATCTGCCGCCATGCCAGCAGCTATTTGCCCAAGGCTAGGATCGTTTTGACTAGTCGCCTCTTCTGCTTGTGATGCTTGCTCTGCCTGAGGTGCTTGCTGCTGCGCTGAAGTTTTTTGAGGGGTTTCCCCAGTAGCGAAATAATCAGCAATCTCATCAATCGAATAACCTTCTTCCAAAGCATTGCGCACTTCGTCATCTTGGCTTGCAATATGAGATGCTATCTCCGCATCTGTGTATCCCTCAGATCGCGCAAGATTTAGGTCGTCTTTTGTGAATTTAGCCATGATTGTTATTTAGAAGGAGCGATGCGGAAAATTCTGTCAAGTGGAGTTCTAGGTTTTTCCTGAGTAGGAGCAGGAGGTTGAACTTCCAATGGAGCAGGCGCAGGATTCTCTGCTGTAGCAGCATTGCCTTCGGATGCAAAGTAGCTATCCAAGTCATCAATGGTAAGATTCCCGAACAATCCTCCAATTCCAGCAGCTGTAGCATATTGCAATGCTTCTGTTTTTTTGCCTTCGCTGTAAAGTTTTGACGCTTCCTTGAGAAGCTCGAGTTTCAATTTTGGAGAGCTTTCTTGAAGTGGGTAAAATCTTCCAGTGCTTTCGTCAATTTGGCCTTTCAATCCTCCAAATGGTTTTGATTCTTCCTCTGTTGCTGGTCGAAATTTTACTGAGGTTTTCCCTGTAATAGGCACAGCTCCAGGCGGAACGCTTGGCTGCGAAATGGACAACGCCGCATTGATATCTTCAGGCTTTGCGCCAACTGGCACAGGTTGAATTTCTTGCAGCGGAGGAAGCTGACTTGTGTCATCGGTGTAAAGAGGGGGAAGAACGCTTGGAGCTTCTGCGTCCATGCCACCTTGCGGAAGTCCTGCCACGGGCTGCATGTTTGCAGCGGCGGCAGAATCAAGAGAAGTTGGAGACGGGAGATTCGCAGCTTCATCAATGCTGGCAGCAACGGGAACAGAGCCAACGATTGAGCCGTCAAGTCTTCGCGTTGTTCCGTCAGCTGGGTCGAACGTGACAGGAACTTCGTATGTTTGCCCGTTGATGACTTCCTTGATTGTGTCCAGCTTGAGATTTGACGGCCTTGCAGAGCCGCTTCCCCTGCCAGCAAGTTGCGCTTGCTGCAATTGCATCTCTTGGCTCTTGTCGAATCGTCCGAACACGCTTGGAATCATGTTCTTGGCTTCGCTCAACAACGCCGCTTTCTCAATCGCGCTAAGATTCGGGTCATTTGCAGCGGCAAGGAATGGCGAAAGAGTCTCATTTGCGCCAGCGATGCCGTAGGAATTGCCAAGCGTGATTGCAGCTTCAATGGACTTCGCGGCGGCTTTGTTCATCGCGTCGATCTTTTTGTTTTCTTTCTTTATCTCGCTGACATTCTGAATTGTATTGCCAATATCTTTCCCAAGATTGGCAATTCCCTGAGCTTGGATAGCCGCAGCATTTGCGAATCCACTGTAATCTTGTTTGAACGATTCAGGGTTAATCCCTGCTCCTAGCATTTGTCCTCTTCCGTAAGTTGCCATGTTATTTGATTTGATTGTAATCTACCGCTTTGAATCCATTCATTTCACCAACGGCTTCAGGAATAATTTTCTCAACTTCTTGCGCCATAACTCCCATGCGAGTTACATCTTCTCCCTTGTATTTGTAGGTGTAGATCGGAATGCCAGAATCAGTTTCTCCGACTTTCTTGATGTCGGTTTTTAATCTACGGTCAGAAGCCATCATTGCTGCGCCAGCAACCTTTGCGCCCATATCTAAAATAGCAGAATTTCGCGCCGCTTTGGCTTGTGCATTAGCAGATGCAGCAGCAAGCTGATTGGAACGCTGTGCAGCACCAAGATTAAGAGCGGCAGTAGTATCAAACAACTGAGGCAATCCTGCGCCAATCGCTCCAAGACCAGTATTGATAAATTGCTGACCTTGCTGATAGGAAAGAGGTGCAGCACTGAGCAACCCTAATCCTGGCTGCGTGTAGAAGCTCTGTGCTGCATTGAAAAGATTTTGCCGTGCTTGGGCTGCTTCAGCACGCTTCCGCGCAAAAACATCTTCGCGTCCCATAACTTCAGAAGCAATAGCTGCATTGCCACCAATGCGACCTGCGGCAGATGCTGCTTCACGAGCTGCTTGCTGGTATCCGCGCTGCTCTTCTGGGCTGATGCGCTGAGATGCTGCAAATGCGCGATCCGCTTCTGTGCCAAATCCTTGAACTGCGCTTGCTTGCTCTGGAGACAATGCTTGCATCAATCCACGAGTAAGACCTGCTTGACCAGTCATTTGACCAAGATCAGATGCCCTTGCTTCTCCTAACCCAGTTCCAGCTTGTTGAGCTGCAAGATTGCTAAGACCAAAGATGCCTTGTTGACCACCTGCTCCACCAAGAAAAGACTGAATATCACCAAGATTTAATCCTTGGAACTGAGGACGGAATTGTTGCTCTTGCGTAAAAATCTGTGGCAAAGACTGAGACATTCCAGAGACATACTGTTGAATGTCTTTGCCAATATCCATCTTAGGAACTTTGACTTTTGGTGCTTTGAAAAGTGATCCCATAATTTATTGTAGTTTAGAGTAAAATTTGTTCATATTCAGTAACCTAGTGCGACTCGATCCTTTGAAGTCGCGTCGAAAAGAAAGATACTTGTAGTCGTCTTTGAGTGGTTTAAGCACGCTAGCCATGTCTCCACAGCAAATTGTAACGAAAAGTGTGTCTGCTTGCTCAAATGCAATAGCTTCGCTAATATCGTTACTGCTTGCGTGATAACAAAGCGCAAAGACCTTGCCAGTCGATATGACAATCCCATGCAACAAGTGCCACCCGATAAGGCTTTGCATGTCGATGTTTTGGGATTCATAAAGTTTGATGGCAGTTTGAAGATGTTGATTCATCCAATAATGGATATGCTATTGTGAAGGCAATCAAGACCAGATACGCCAACTCTAACAGTAAGAATTTGAGCACTTTGCGCATTGTATGGAGATCCAGAAAGAATATCATCACCAGAACTTTCAGCTAATGCGCCGTTCTCGCTGCATGTTCCAAGCACTCCAAAGTTTGTGCTAGGCATTGGAATAGCAGAATTGGCTACATAGTAACCAGCATTCGCGCTAACGCTTGAAGTTGGAGGGATAACTGGGTTTATTGGGGAAGGGGAAACGCAAGTAATGTTTCCGCTTGCTCGAATTGTCTTACGACGAAGAATCACGGTTCCAGTTCCAGTAGCAGATGCTGCACTTGTTACCGTGAATGTGTTTGCATCAGTAACTGTGTCAACTACATACATGCCATCAGGAGCAACTGTTCCAGTTCCAGCGGTGAAATCAATGTAAATTAGGTTGCCGACAATCAATCCATGTCCAGTAACCGTAAGTGTAACTGTTGTTCCAGTTCTAGAAAATGTGCCAGCAACATCAGAATTTGCTTTTCCATTGAAATTCGCCCATGCTCGCACTCCATAGATGGGAGCCGTGCCAGTCTGCGCTCCGCTCAACTTGGGAGCGGTAACGGCTGCATCTGCGATTTTTGCAGTTGTGACGTTTGCATCCAATAAATTGGCAGTTGCAACAGTGATTCCAGTAGGCAACGCTTCGGATGCCAACTTGGAAAGAGAGATTGCCGCTGTTGGATTGATCTTGGCATTGGTAATTGAGCCATCAAGGACTGCGTTTGTCGTAACAGCATTTACAGCAATCTCATTTGACGTAATGCCAGAGGTTGCCACCTTGATTTTGCCAGCAGTTAGTGACAAGGTAGAGTTTGCAAGCGCATCAGTTGTAAAGAATGACTCATCAATGATGTTATTCATCAATGTGCTCGTGACAACTTGGTTGTTTGCAAAGGTTGTCGTTGTGTCTAATACGCCCATACTATTTCTGTGAGATGATTTGTCGGTTTGTCACCGAACCAGTGACTTTGATAGACGTTATCTTAGGGGAACCGATGGTTCGTGTCAAGGTTAAGGTTCCTAGATACCCTCTGATGCCCCCAAGACGGAAGCGAATGTTGCCAGTTTCGTCCTCATTTTGTGATCCAGTGCCAAGAACTTCGCCGCCAAGGAAGTCAGTAGTCGTTCCAATAGGCTGATTGTTATCTGGATCTTCTGCTGCAAAGGAAATTGAGTATTCACCAAGACCGCCGTCAACGCATTGCATGGTAATCTGCCCATCCGTGAAGCGTTTGCGGTCAAGACTGCCAAAAGCATACCCGCGAGTCGTCAGAGACGAGTTGATTTGGTAGCTTGTTGGCGTATTGTTTGACACAAGAATGTCATTGGAGCTTTCAGCAGCCTCTAATTCGTGCAATCCACCATTGGATGTAACAGCATAAATGTTGTTACGCTCTGCTGCGCTGCCAATAATTAGGTTTTTGATGATAAAATCACTTGCTCCAAACGTGTCAATTGATTCCCAGCCTTTATTTAGGAAGTTGAAAATTAGAATCGTGTTATTTCCATTGGCATCATTTGCGCCAACCACAGAATCCAACGCCACTGCTAGGTAATAGCGGTTGTTGAATAGCACAGCAACAGCATCTTTTGCCAAGTTCTTGTTGATTCTGTCGATGTATGGCTGAATGTTTTTAGAGATAGGCTCATCTGCCCCGCGAAGATTATAGTCATTTAAGAACTCAACAGCGTAGACCCCATTATCAGACAAGAAGAACATGGCATTGCCTTTCATGACAACACTGCGCTTCGCCAAACATCCAACTTCGTTTGTCAGTGCTGTTACGCGAGTATCATTCAGGGAGCCAGTCGTGCCGCTAATCAGGTGCAAGCTATTACGATTCAACACAACGAGCTTGTCGTCATAGAATCCCTGCATTGCCACCAAGTAATCCGCCGTTCCGCCAGTGATTCGGAACTGATTCGCAATCTGATCGAACGTGTGGCTGTCAAGAATGTCGGATACAGCAATCTCGTCTGTGATCTTGCGATCTGTGTAAGTTGGAGAGCTGAACGTGCCGCTAGGGGCATAGTAAAATGGAACCCACAACCTGCGCTGAAAATACACGCCCCAAGGTGGAGCAGGTTGATGGATAAACCCAGCACCAACGCTAAATTGCCCACCAACTTCCACCATCAGTCCACCACCAAGGCTTGCAAGATTCGCAACAGGAGCAATAAACGAAATGCTTGTAGTCGTTGCGCTAAGAACCTCAAATGACTGTCCTACAATCGCGCTGAATGCTGGGACGGTAGTTTCGTAGACGACAATAGTATCACCTGTAACGATCGTGGTATTGCCAGTTACTGTCAAGCTGACGACTCCATTTGTTACTGAACCATCATTGCCAACCACACTAAAAACCTGTGGCTGAGTGTAGACACCAGCAGGAACAAGCGTGAAGCCAGTATTGAGAACTGCATTCGTAACTCCAAACGTCTGAGTTTGAGAAGTTGTGAAAACGTAGGTAAAAACATCCTTATCAGTAACAGAAGCAACAATGAACGTGCCATTGGCAGGAGTTCCTCCAGTCAATCCACTGACAACCACAGTGTCTCCCACGGACAAGCCATGATCTTTTACACGCATAGAAACAGTAGTTGTTCCAGCTTGTGATGCACTCTCGATTTGCCGACCATTCGGAAACCACTCAAATCCTTGCACGCCATCGCGGAATAAGAATACTCGATCAAACGCTTGTATGAGATCTGAATCTTGATTCAATGACTGCCCAGTAGGATAAGCAATATCCTGCGTAGTGTAGCCATCAAGATCCACCAAGATTGCCTTGGTATCCAATGCCAGAACCACGCTTTCGGCATTACCCGAATTAGGATCGCTAAAAAGACAAGAAGCTCGAACATTGACATTCGCGGCATCATTGATTGGTGCTCCAGACAATGTGCCAGTCTGATCGGTAATCGTGGTTAGTCCAGGCACGGAATACGTCAAAGTGTTACTACCTGTAACGGTTAGCACAAAGTTGCCATTCATCTCGACGTTACCAGACAGCCCATCAACCCGAGCCAATGCCGAGCCAGTCAATCCATGACCAGTAATAGTAATTGTTACCACGCCAGATGCAACACTTGCAGCGGTAATGCTTTTCGCAGAATCAATCAGAAAGAACGGAAGTTGCAACGGACTACCACCACCAGTCAATGAATTAGTGCGTGCAATCACACCACGACGAGGCTTCCAGAATCCATCCATGCGCCCATTCACAGACTCACGAACCTCACCAACCTCAAGTTGATTCAGTTGCAATCTCTGGTTAACGCTGACGAATCCACCATCCCCATCAGAGGATTGCCCGTCATCCATCGCACTACCACTCTGTGCAAATTGGCTCATTAGTCGCGATAAGCAATAATAACTCCGCTAGTCACTGTGATGCCCGTAAAACGTCCACCAAGCCCGACACCAGCGGGAATCGTTATGCTTTGCAATGCGCTTGCATTCGTCAAGTTAGGCGCAGTCACAGCACTCAACACCGTGTCAGTCACAACCTGAATCCATCGAAATACGCCACTCACGGCACCACTCGCGGAGGTAATCACTTGACCACCACCTTGACCTTGCAAATCATAACTTACTGGACTGCCCATGCCGCTTTGTAGCATAGGAGGAGGATTTGTCAAGCACTTTCGCCATTTGGGGATTTTTTGTCTGGGTGGGGTTCCAATAGTTACAATCTCTCCGCGCAAAAATCGCAACCCCCTCCCCCCCTTGCCTGGCATGTCATCGCATGTCGTCGCATCACCTGGTATCTCGTCTCGCATCGCATGGCATATCATCGCATCGCATAGCCGGTGCCGGAGCCTGTGCATAGCTTGCCTGCCGGTTATCTCCGGAGCCGGTCATCGCATCGCATGGTATGTCATAGCCGGTGCCGGCATGTCATCGCATCGCATCGCATTGCATTGCATCATGTCGCATCATGTCGTGTCATGTCGTGTCGTGCCTCATGCCGTCTCATCGCATCGTCGCATCGCATGGCGTAGTCAAACGAACGCTTGAATCGAACGCTTGCTTGTTGTGTCGTCGTGTCGTGTCGTGCCGTGGTGATTTGTATGACAGATTATTTTCTTGACAAGTGAAGAGAAAAAGGCGATAAAATGAAGAAGAGGAACAAAGCGTGTGATCGATATGTCACCATGGCTAAACGAAGCGGGCATGATGATTTTTTTTGATGATTTTTTTGGGGATGGTGAATAGGTTTTACCGTTGTCTCTCTCCTCTATCTCATATCTCGATGTCATCTCTGGCATTGATTGATTGATTGATTGCCGATCATCACAAAACGATTGCTTTGCGCGTCCAAAATGCCGATTTTGCGCCTAGCGTGAAAAGAAAAAATGCGCTCGCTATCCCTTGATATTGCAAGGAAAATAAAAATAGTTGAAAAAAGTTGCAAAAAGTTTTTGACATTGGCGCGAGAATCGCTTAAATCTCTCTCGCCGCAAGTGAACATCGCGGCGCAACAAGTAAGAAATAAGCTAACAAATTATGAGTAATCCAATCAAAGATAAGAGATACACAGTGACCAAAGAGTACACTGGTAAGCCAGCTCCGCAATTCGTAGTCCGATTCTGCGGCGAATTCATTGCGAGTCGATCCACCTATGGCGCGGCAGTCCTAGCAGCAACAAATCATCGCATGATTCGCGATGGTGCACTGGTTATCACAGAGCAAGTCACAAAATAACCAGCCCCGAACGAAAGAAACAAATCATGAGAAACAAATCAATTCAACACGCTCGCAAAAATGTTTCTGGAATTTATCCATTTGGCAATGGCTACAAATTCCGCACCTACGACAAACGAGTTAACGCATGGCGAGAAATCGATACTAGAGACTACTGGTCAGCTCGCTTTGCACGCTCTCAAGCATTGATCGACGCAGCGCGGGAATTTTTAAGCAAAACATTAGTCCAGTATGACGGCGGGAAATGGACGAATTACGTCTAATGGTGCCACTGACGAGCCTAGGCAATAGGCGAAACTCCCGCAAGGGAGTCTGGCAAACGCCAAATGAACAAATAAGCAAACAAAATTATGAGAACATCCATCAAAACACTCAAAGCCCTAGTCAATCAAATCAATATCGCCAAGGGCGCACCTATTGAGCCATGGTCACGAGTCGACGGCAAATTGCAAGCGAATATCGGGAACTACCATCTGTCACAAGCCTACGGTGGTGTGTGCGTGCATTGCATGAATAACGAGGGCGGCGGGGTCACAACTCCAATTTGGCACGGTCACATCCCAAAGCGCGAAGCCGAGGGCATGATTCGCGCGTTCCTGCGAGGAATGGAAGCATAACCCGCCACTGACGAGCCCTGGCAAGGGCGAAACCGCGCGAGCGGTCTGGCGCATGCCAAATGAACAAATAATCAAACATCCAAACAAATCATGAACGCAATCGTATTCAATCCACAAACAAAAATCTTCGCTGTCGTCTCTGCTGATCTCGCTAAAGCCATGATTTTCATGGGTAACAACGAGGGATTCAATCGTGCGACAGAATTTCCCGCTAGCAGCACAGAGCATATGACTAGCGTATTTATTGCAAATGGATTCAAACAAAGCCACTGACGAGCCTAGGCAATAGGCGAAACTCCCTGCGGGGAGTCTGGCACATGCCAAGAACAAAATAAGCCAAAATCATGAGACTAACAATCGACATACCAGATAACGCAACGGCGGAAGAAATCCACTCAATCATCAATCGCGCCACAGAATTCGCCATGGACGATGCGTGGATCGACCAGGAAGGCGATGTCTATATCCAAACACCAGGCGCGCAAGCGGCGGAAATGGCGGAAGAAATGGACATCGACTACTCCTGCGCGCTAGTCCTTTGCAATTGCGACTAACCCAAACCAAACCAAACCAAACCAAACCATGAAAGATTCGATCACTCCACAAATGCGTATGCAACAATTAGGCTATCGTTTCCCGCTCAAACGCCGCCGCCGCATCTCCCCTCAAGTCATCCGATGCGTCCTCGATGTCATCGCCATGATTCTTTTTGCCGCGCTTTGTGTGGCAATGTATTTTATCGTTACTTGCCTCAAATAACCACCAAACCAAACCAAACCATGAACAAGCAAGAAATCATCCGCTTCATCCAATCAATCGAAAGTAGCATCCGCCAAAACTACAAAGAACGTAACCGCTCCAATCCTAGTTTTTACTGGCAAACAAGGGATGTGATATTGCAAGAAATCGCGATGCTTAGAAGATACCGCAAAGCGATAAGCCACTGACGAGATTCAGGCAAGGATCGAAATCCCCGCAAGGGGATATGGCAAACGCCAATCAAACACTATCACCCATACACAGCATGAAATCACTAATTCTGATTCTATCACTATCCACATTCCCCATCTATGCCAACACACCGCGCGAAAACGCGCAAATTCGCATCGAGATGTTCCTCGCTGGCAAAATCGACTCAATCAATGAGGAAGATTTGCAATACGCAACAGAAGAGCAGCTCGAAAAAATCGCTGAAATCATCGACTAATCACCCACACACTGCAACAAAATGACAACCTACCAATCACTCCGCCAAAAAATCCGCTCCTGTGCGTCTCCTGCCGATCTTCGCGCACTGGAACCCGTCATTGAGCGGCATTACAACAACAATACGATAACAATGAAACAATTTGCGCTTCTCGATGCCTTTATCATGGAGCGCATCGCCAAAATCGAAAAATAAACACTATGAGCCAAGCAGAAACAACGCATCAGTGGATTCTTTCTCGCATCAGCGAAGGCAGAACAATCTATTTCACCACCGCGCTCAGAACAATCGCAATTTCTCCTCGCACATTCGCGAAATGGGAAAAAAGCGGTCGCAAATTGTTCAAGATCGACGATGACGGATTGCGCATTGCCAATGGCAAGCGATTCGACCTTGTTGCAACAAAAAGCCAAAACCTCTGCAAAGTATCTGCAATTTAACCACTATCATTAAACCATGAAAATTACACTCGAAATTTCCGACCAACACGCCGAAATCATCGCCGCTGCATTGCTCGACATCATCGACCAGATGCAGCCAACGCGCTTAGAACCAACACACCGCACGGAAACGCGCCAAGAGTTTGTGATTCTGCTGGTAAATGGCATCTATTTGACCGAGGACTTGAAAACAGCGCGTTGCATTGACATACGCAACGGGGGCATTTTCCTTTGTGAAATCGACGGCGAAAAATACCCGTTCTGGCAAAATGGAGAACCTGTTTATCTTCCAACACTCCCAACATACCCAACAAAAATCATCGAAAAAATCATCCAATAACCAACACAACGCACTAAAATGACTATCTACGAACACGCAGAAGAACCAATGCCGCCAAAACCCGACTATGACCCAGCCATGGACGACCCAGCCATGGACGAAATCGACGGCATGGAACAGCTAATCGACAACGCACCCGCGCTCATCCGCGCAGCTGCCGAAGTCATGGGCGTCGACCCCGAGGACATCACAAGCAAACGAAGGACGTTCGCGATCTCTCTAGCCAGGAAAATCGTGATGACACTATGGGCAGAGGCTCACAGCCTCCAGGATGCAGCGCGTATTGTCGGAAAATCCAATCACACTAGCTCGCACTATGCGCGGCGCACTATCCACGAAAAACTCCTCCATTGCCACAAGACACGGGAGAGAGTGAGAAAAATTTTGCAAAAATATGAAAATATTCTTGCGGAAACCACAAACCAACAATAAACTAATTGCGCAACACAACATTGCACTATCACTGAACCAAAATTATGAACCTAGAACACAGCACTCCAGAGCTTTTCACAGCTCTAGCAAAAATGCAGGGCGAAGTAGAAAACGCCACAAAAAGCAGCACCAATCCGCATTTCCGCAGCAAGTATGCGGATCTTGCGGAAGTCCTCAACACCGTTCGCCCAGTATTGGCGGCGAATGGTTTATCCGTGATTCAATCGCCATCGTTTGACGGCGCGGTCTGTCACGTTACTACCACCATTGCTCACAATGGCGGCGGTTACATCTACGGCACTATGTCATGCGTCCCCGCAAAACAGGACGGACAAGGCATCGGAGCTGCGACAACTTACTTGCGCCGCTACTCTTTGGCGGCAGTATGCGGCATTGCGCAGGAAGATGATGACGGCAACACGGCAGCACATAACAAGCCAGCCCAGCCAATCAGCCCAACCGAGGCAGCACGCATCAAGGAGACTGTTGAGAGTTTGGGAATCGACGAATCCGCCTTTCTGAAACACTATGGAGTCGGAACGATTGCCGAAATCACTATCGACAAAGTGGCAGCAATCAACAAAGCATTCGCGGCAAAAGCAAAAACTCAAATCAAAGGAGGTGAGGCATGATGGCACACGATGAAATGATTGCCGTTATCGCGGCGCATCGCGATGGCAAGAAGATTCAAATCAAGGGAAGCCTCAGCGGAATTTGGTCTGATATTGATACTTCAAAATTTAACTTTTTGCATTGCGAGTATCGCGTAAAGCCAGAGCCTGTGGAGGCATGGGCTGTTGTGACTAAGGATGGTGTTATGTTTGGCGTGTATCAATATCGCCATAGCGCAGAAAACGTAGTAAAAGCAACTGCGACTTATCTTCGCATTGTTCGACTTGTAGAGGAAGGAGGTGACGCATGAAAGACGCATACATAGAATGCAGCCTAGGCAAAGCCTATTACATGAACACAGCATCGCCAAGCAATCTTGGCGGTCCTGTCAGTAAATCTCTCTTGTGGGATTTCAACCAATCGCCTTACAAATGGCGGCATGGCACTGGCAGAGAAGTCACGAAAGCCATGGATCTAGGAACACTCATTCACTCTGCGATTCTGGAACCGAACATTCCACTAGATCAAATCGCGGCAGTATCACCATACGCCGACTTTCGCACGAAAGCAGCGCAAGAATGGCGAGATGATGCCCGAGCCATGGGCAAGATGATTGCCACAGATGCCGACATTCGCGCAGCGAGTGGATGCGAGGCGGTATTCAGCGAGGACTATGCAGAACGCTTTGCAGGTGGCTACAAGTCCGAGGTGGCAGTTTTTGCCACTATCGGAGCAACCAAGATCAAAGGGATGATTGACATTGTCCCGAACAATCTCGACTTGCTTGTCGATTTGAAAACCACTAGCAAAATTGGGAATCTGCGCAACATCACAAATATGATCGTTGATCGTGGTTATCACTGGCAAGCTGCTCTGTATCTCGACCTCTGGAACGCTGCCAGCGGTGAGAATCGCACACGCTTTGTCATCTGCTTCATCGAAGTGGATGCGCCGCATGAGACCGCATGGGTGGAACTCACGCCTGAGATGATCGACGCAGGACGCATCGGCTACATGAACGCAGTCTCGAAATGGCAAGCGTGCTGCGCGATGGACTGCTGGCCAAGACAGCATGAGGGAATCACTAAAATCGAGAAACCAGCTTACGTTTAACGCTTTGGGGGGAGCGCATCCCACACGCTCATTTTTATCATGAAAAAGAAATACGATGCAGTCGCCACGGTGGGCAAATACACCGCAAAGGATGGAACGGAAAAGAAACGCTACCTGACGGTCGGCGCGGTCTTTGAAGGCGATGGGGGCAAGTTGTCCCTGAAGCTCGACGGAGTGCCTGTATCTCCAGATTGGAGTGGATGGATCTCATTCTATGAGCCAAAGCAACAAGGCGGAGGCAGCACACAGAACAGCGACGACTCTGAAATTCCGTTCTGATATGAGCATATTCGATGACACACCACTGGAAATCGGAACGACCTACTATGGGAAGAAAATCATAGGATGGAATCCCGAGGAACAGAAATATCTTGTATCATCTGATTCGTTCAAAAAAGACCTGTGGCTATCACGGGAAAAGGTGGAATCGGAACACGGCAACAGCTTGATGCACGGGGTTGATTTCCGAGAAGCCAAACCAGGTAACAGCTACAACACACGGTTTTTCAGAACCCGAGTCTAATTCTGAACTGAGTCGCGACAGCAAAAACACTCCCGCCCAGAGGCTCGCGACAGGGCAGAATTTCAACCAGCAACAAAATGAGAACAATATCATCGGAAGAACTGCAAAAAATACTTGAAGATCACAAATTGTGGCTATCGCATCAAGGTGGGAAACGTGCCAACTTGCGCGGTGCAAACTTGAGCGATGCCAACTTGAGCGATGCCGACCTGAGAGGGGCAAACTTGAACGGTGCCGGCTTGAGCGATG